TGTATCCGCTGGCCTGCGGCGCAGCCGTTGCACGGTATTTCAAAATATCGCCTCCATAACTTTCAAACTAAGCGGACTGGCTGGGGAAAGGAGTGAAAAGCAGCCAGCCCGCGGCAAAGACCCGGATGGGCCGTTACCCAAAATTGTTACCAGTCTCGCGGAATGATCCCGAACGCTTTTCGCGCGTTCTGGCCGTTCAGCAACGATTCCAGTTCATCGACTTTCTGCTCGGCCTCTTTGATTTCATCGCTAAGCTTGCCGAGGTCGAGCCGGGTGAGCTCACGGTCATCCAGACGGTAGCTTTTCACGCCGCCAGACAGCAGCTTGTTGTATGCCGTATACAGGTTGTCAAGCCGCTGCGTGTGGAATTCCAGCCGCTTTTTGATGGTCGTGGTATTCATATCTCACACCTCACCAGTCGTCCAATAGGCTCTCCCTCTTTTTTCTGTGGGAGGGCTGTGGTTGTTGAATGTTTACTGCTGCCGGGGCATCGACCGCCTTTCCACGCAGCCTTTTCAGGGCACGGTCGATGGCATCGAGGTCTTTCGGTAGCACCTTGTAGGCTGCCAAAGCGTAGTTCCGGCAGTCAAGTGCCTCGTTTCGCTCGTGGCCGGAGATTTTCTCCCATTGCCACGGATTGCGGTGGTTCTCTTTGTACACCAGATGTTCGGACAACAGGCCGTTGAAATAGCCCAGCCCATAGTCATCCCGGCGTGGGAAATGGCAATACCGGGCGCCCGGCTCCTGCACTTTCAAATCATCCATGATGATTTGCTTGCCGGAATCAACGCCCAGCTGGTATTGCCAGCACATACCGACATAGCGGTTCTGTATCGTGATTTTCTGCTGCTTGGGCGGAGCCGTGAACGGCCTGTCCGAGCCGGGAAAGCCTTTGATGCAGAACACCTTTTTGCCGATGCGCTCATGGCAGCGGAGGCGAACATCCTGCGTGAAGTGGCCGCCCTCGTCCACGAACTTTATGGACACGGGCAGTTCCACGCCATCGGCGAATTTCAGGCGACGGTCGAATACCAGTTCATCAAGCTGCTGCCAAACCTCGTCACTGTCCGGGCGGCCCATGATGATGCCTTTTTCGATGCCCCATGTTTCACCGAAGTGGCCGAAGCCCACGATTTCGTACTCCATGCGGTCATCCTGTGTGTCAACGCCAGCAGTCAGAACCAGCACGCCGTCCGGCAGTTCCGCAGGGTATTCCTCCCTGCGGCCCAGCATGGTGTCCTCGTCCTGCACATCGCCGCGGTCTTCCCACAACAGGCCCAGCCGGGTGTTGTACACGACCTGCATCTTCTTCGTATCGCCCAGTGCGTTCAGGTATTTCAGCACGGTGTCTTTCCATGCAGCCCACTGCGAAACAAAGCTGTTCAGCCAGAAGCTGCGGATGCCATTCTCATAGGCTGCCGGATTTTCAGCCTGCCAGTGAGCGGGTGCCCGCTTCATGGTCACCTCGTCCGAAATGCAGCCGCACTCCGGGCAGAGATACCACACGTCCTTGACCTTGTAGGTTTTCTCGCCGTGGGTCTCGATGGTGTCGTAATCGTACCGAATATCTTCCCAGCGCAGTTCGTGGAAGCCCTTGCAGTGCGGGCACTGGGATACCCAGCGTTCCATCGTGCCCTTTACGTAGGACTTGGCGATGGCACTGTGCCCCTTGATGGTTGGGGTGCTAACCTCCACCGCCTTGGCGTTGTAGAATGTGGTCTGTCTGGCCATCGCCAGTTCCCAAGGGTCGCCCTCAGTGCCGGCACTCGTAGCCCAGCGGTCACGTTCATCGCCCAGCACATAGCGGATGGGTTTTGATGCCAGAGCGTGTGCCTCGGTGGAGCCGCACATGGTCAGGATGCCGCCGGGGTAAGACTTCTGCAGAATGGTGTTGCCGCTGTCTCGGCTCTTGCTCTCTGCCACCTTTGCCCGCAGGGTAGGGCAGTCTCGTATCATGGGAGCGATACGCAGCTTGCTGTACTCCTTGGCATCAGTCTGAACCGGATGGATAAAAAGGATAGATCCGGGGTCAACGTCAATCGTTCTGCCGATGACGTTGTTCTCAAACTCCGATTTGCCGACCTGCGAGGACGCAACGACAACGATGTGATGGACGCGAGGGTCAGAGTATGCGTCCATGATTTCCACCAGATAGGGCGTTCGGTCGTTGCGCCAGCGGCCTTGTTCAGCAGATGCTTCCGGGGACAGGACGCGGTTTTGTGCTGCCCACTCGCTGACCGTCACGTTGGGCGGCGGGCGGATAGCTGCCACCAGCTTCGCCACCAGAGCATTCAGGCGGTCTACTGCGGCGTTGTCACTCATCCTCGTCACCGCCCAGTTTATCAGTCCACGACCGGCGTTCCCGAACGCGAGCCTCATACTTGGCCGGGTCATAGCGGAACAGAGCGATTTCCTCCGCAATCTGATTGACCTCGCCGCGCATATACTCTGCGACCTCAGCAGGGTCAGACAGAGCAGCGGCATTGATGGCCACCCGGCTGGGCAACGCCATCAGCGCACCCCGGATGGTGTAGATAAGTTCGGCGGTCATGGCTGCCACATCCTCACTGCGGTGCATCTGCCCGGACAATTCCTTGGCTTCTGCCTGTGCGATTTTGGCCTTGCTGGTCTTGAGCGTGGCCTCAGCCTTGGCCTTGACCCGCTCAATCTTCTTGGCTTCCTCCGCTTCTTCCTTGGTCAGTCCGCCACGGGAGATGCTGCCGATGTAGGCTTGCACGGCATCAGACAAGACGAACTTGCCCCGGCTGACGGTGGTAAGCACACCATCCTGTGTCAGCTGCTGCACTCTGCGGCCTGTGATTCCCAGTATCAGAGCCAGTTCGGTGGTGGTCACGTTTCTGTCAGCAAGTCTTTCTTTTGTAGGCATCCAGAAACCACCTCCTTTTCTGGTAAAACTATCTGGAAAATTCCTTGAAATTCGTTATACAAAGCGTAACGAAATGGCTGATTTTTCCCTTACTAACTAGCACGATTTCGGGGTCGACGAGCCCGCTCATGGTAGGGTACCCCCGTCACAGTACCTTTTCAGCACCGAACGGCTGCTCCTGCCCGCTGTCGGGCGGGTGGAGCGCAGCTTCAACCATTGCAGGGTCATACACGAAGGTGAACTCCATGTCCTGCACAGGTACAGGCTTATTAACGTAGATGTCTACGACAGGCATTGTGATACGCTCCTCTCTCAGATGCTGCGGATGACCTTGGCCTTGGAGTATGTCGGATGGTCTTTGGTCATCATGTTCAGGAACTCGTCTTTGGTGAAGCCGGACAGACGGAAGATCTCTTCGGGCTTCATGCCCAGCTGCTTGCCGATCTCGTCCACGGTCTTGCCCTCGTCCATGAGCTTCTTCACGATGGCTTTCATAGGGTCGAGCAGGTGTGTGCCGCGGGCTCGGTTGTGTGTGATGGTGCCGTATACATCGGCACTCTCGTCACCGTGATGGTCTACGACTACGACAGGCACCTTGCCGCCCAGCAGGGACAGCAGCGGTTCGCGGCCTGATACTGTCCAGCGGTGGAAGCCGTCAATGATGGTTCCGTCCGGGCGTACCACGATGGGCAGCGTCCAGCCGTTGGTCAGGATGGACTGCACCAGCAGCTTCAGGTTCTCCTCACTGACCTTGTTGGGGTTGTAGTCGTTGGCGTGGATGGTGTTGCGGTCTACCCACTGGAGGGATGCCAGCGGTGCGAATACGTCAATGCTTTCCATGGTTCTGCTCCTCCTTGATGCGGGCGTTGTGGTCGTTGTAGATGGTGGTCCAGAGGATGCGCAGGATACGCATCTTGGGATCTCCGTACAGCAGCCCCTCGTACATGGTCTTGTAGTGCTTCTGTTCAGCGATACCATAGGTCTTTATGAACAGGCCTCGCCAGTGGTCGATGTGGGATAAGGTGTCCTTGGCGATGGTGTACCGCTCCGGGTGGAGGAACAGCAGGTCTTTGCAGAGGGCTTTATAATCCTTCTGTTCGGTATCTGCTTCCAGCTCACGCCGCTTGCGGGTGCTGCGCCGGAACATCTCGGAATCCCAGTAAAGCAGAACGAGGTAGGCGTTTGGCTCTCGCCGCTGGATACGCTCCCACAGGTCGTTGTCGGTTTCTGCAACCCACCGTAGACCTTGTGTGCTGGTATCTCCAAAGAAAGCACAAAGCCGGAGTGCATTTTTATGCACACCAGCTTCGTACAAACGCATATAGATTTCAGGGAATTCAAGGTTTCGCTCTTTGATGTACAGCCAAACATCGGAATCGGCCCAATCGTAGATGGGATAGAACTTGCCGCCTTTTGTGATACGTTCCATCTTGGTGTTGGCGATGCACTTAAAGCGGGTCAGACTTTCTGCCGTGCGCAGGCCGACCAGCTGAATGCCGTCGCGGAACGCCTTTTCGCAGAACGTCTGGTAGTTCATCTCTCCGGGGTGGTGCAGGTATGGGCTGTACCTGATGGCAAAATCGGGCGGGGTACGCATCCACACATCTTCTTTGCCTGGCTCCCATGTTATCCACGATTCTGACGCGGAAAGGTGGTCTATCACGCACACCTGCTTGAACGGCAAGCAAAACCACAGGAATTTCGCGCCGACCGACAGGAAGTTGCGCCGCCAGCGGTGTGCTGCATCGACCATGGATGGGTAAAGCCCTTCTTCGTCAATGAATGTCACCGTCAGCTGCTTGGGGTCGAGTTCGCCGGAGAGAATCATCTCATACACGAGGTTGGCCATGCACAGGCTGTCCTTGCCGGAGGAAAACGACAGATAGATTTTGCAGCCGTTTGCGAACACATTGCGAATACGGATTTTCGCCGCTTGCAGCACGTTCATGCTGCTTTCCACTACTTTCACAGGCATATCAGTTCACCACACTTCGGGCAACGGATGCACCTGTGCTGCTCCACGCCGCTGTCCGCCTCTGGAGCAGCTGTTTGCGGTTCAGAAGGTGTAGACACCTCCAGCACTGTGGAGGGCTGCTGCGGGGCAGCGGAGACGGTAGGAGCAGGCTGCGGGGCGGGAGCCACCGGGTAGGTCGGTGTTTCGGCATACGGAACGTGTTCCTCTGCCTGATGGCGGCTGATGGGTGCGATCTCGTTTTCCGGGAAATCGCCGTAGGAACTGATTACTTCATCAGCTTCATCCGTGGTGCTGTTCAGCATTTCCAGCAGGTCAGCATCCCAGCCCGGAACGTCCACATCGCCGTCCAGTTCCTTGACCAGTTCTTCGATGGCATCCACATCGGTAAAGCCGAGTTCATAGACCTTGTTGTCGGCCATCATCAGCTTTTTCTTCTGCACATCGGTCAGCCCGACCATCACATAACAGTCGCAGGTTTCCCGACCCATGCGGAGCAGGGCTTCGTACAGACCGTTGCCGGCAATGATTTCGCCATCCTCGGCAACGACCAGCGGCTTCACCTGACCGAACATCTCAATGCTGCGGATGTACTCGGTGATTTGCTTGTCGGAGTGCCGGCGGATGTTGTGGGCAGGCTTATGCAGCTCTGCCAGCTTCTTTACCGTGATGTTCATCGTGCGGCCTCCTTCCTGTCAGAAACGAGGTCCAGAACGATGGAGAACAGGACGGCGGCTACGACAACGTAGATGCGGATCGTGCTCATCAGCTGCCAGATGCCCATAACGCCAAGCGGAATCAGGATCTGCCACGAGGCCACGGTGAGAACATCCAGTGCGAAGCCAAACTTCTTGCCGAAAACCAGATATTCGCAGTAGAGATAGGTAGACAGCGAGGAAATGGCGATGACCGTAATCAAAATAGCTTTCATTGCGTTCAGCACCGGGCTGAAGCGCACCCACGTGAGCAGCGCAGCCAGCACCATGTAGATGCCAAACATCACGCCCGCCAGCACGAAGGCATTTTTCATGTTGCCGCGCTTGGTGCCGTCCGCATTTTCATCGTTGTACTCAAACAGCGAATAGTAATACGGGCAAGCAAATGGGCCGGGCAGCAGAAGTAAGCCGTTGTACACGCCAGCCTTAATGCCAGCGGCGTTTACACCGGGGTCGATGACGGTGAACGTGCCGCCAGTGTACACCATAGCAGCAGCCACTACTACGGCCAGCAGGCCATAAACGACCACCCATGAAAAGCCATCGGATAGCACGTTGCGAATCATGCCATCTTTGAGCAACACAATCAGGAACGCCACACAGGTGACGTACACGATAATCATGCCGCCCTTGGTTCCAATGGGTGTATCGCCAAAGATCTCGTAGATGCCGCTCATCTGAGTCCACGTCTGAAACAGCGTCAGCAGACCGATGAAGTAGAACATCACCTTGCTCTGCATGACGCGCCGAATGGACGGAACACGGTCAGCGAACAAACCGAACGTGATACATGCCAGGGAATTGAACACTGCCCAGATGATTGCCGGAACTGCTCCGTATCGCAATGCAATGGTGCGGAAGTTCATCAAGCTGCCTACTCCTGCCCACGATGCAACGATGGAGCAGGCGTAGAAAATAGTGGGACTTGCCTTGAATTTCGCCTTGATTTTCTGATACATGGAAAAATCTCCTTCTTTTCGGCTGGACACGGCGAAATGTCCAGCTTGCAGCACCTCAGCTTTTCGGGGTGCTGCGGTAATGCCACACGCAAAGGAGAGCAGCGTGCGGCTCGGAATCCTCCTTTCAGGTATAAAAATAGCGGCACCCGCCATTTCTGGCAGGCACCGCTTGGCTTGATTCGGATTTTGCATTCTAATCATATCACCGGGAGCATCCGTTGTCATCTGAATCCATATCAAAGCGTTGCTGGTCGTTGCTGCTCGTTGATTTCCGTTCTTCTTCGTTGCTGGTCGTTCTTGTTTATTGCACGGCATTACACGCCGTGTGAAACCGTCCTACACCGTCCATCACCGTGTGAAACAATCTGCATTGATTTTTGATATTTTCAGTTTGAATTTAACTTTTGGCAGCCAAAATGTAAAACTCATTTCTATATTTGGCCGTATTTTATGAAAATTTGAGGTTGAATTTGAGTTTTCGGGCAAAAATAAAAAGCCCCGCAAATGCAGGGCTTATCGGTCAATGTGATTCGAGGTAGTTGTAGGCCATCCGGCTGACCCCGGCTTCCGTGTAGCACTTTCCGAGTGCTCCGGCAACTTCTGCCCACGAGTAGCAGCGGACAAACCGCAGCCGGAAAATCAGATAAAGCCGGGCATCCATGATGCTCTTGCAGTACGCCTCGACCTTGGGCTTTTCTTCCGCTGCCTGTTCCTCCAACCAGCGGACACGTTCATCCATGTCAGCCAGTTCCACAGCCAGATCCGCCACCTTGTCCCGAACACCGGGCGTATGTGGCATACCCGTCAGCTGTGGGGAGGCAGGATTGATTTTCTGCCGAAGATTCTCCAAGGCCTCACGGTCTTTTTCGAGGGTCATCTGAATGTCATAATACTTGGACAATTCCTGTAGTGTCACAGCCTACCTCCGTCATAATTCAGCTGCCGTTTTGCAACGGTGCTTCTGTTATTTTATCACATTTTGCCGTTGGAAGATAGACAGGAAACCCAGAAATTATGTGGTCCGCTCCAATTTTGCACAATCCCGGCACCTCATAGGTCTGACCGTTTGAATCAGTGCGCTGGATAGGTGGGTCGAGTGGTATGTAGTTCTCACAAGACAGGCAGTTCATTCTTCCACCTTCTCGATTTTCGGGTACGGCTCTCTGCCCAGCGGAACAGGCCCGTGGGAGCGATATGTGGTGCCGGGTGCCTCTTTTTTTCCCTCTGGCGCATCAAGCCACTGCTGATGCTCGATGGCGTGGACGAGGTCAATGCACGTTCCCCACGAATCGTGCTGCCGCTCCCGGTTGCCGAACGGCGGAAATGCCATCTGGTAGCCCAGATTGAACATTTTCTCGACGCTCCGGCTGCGCTCATTGTACACGCCGAACTTGTACTGGTCCTCATACAGCTTGCCGCGGTCTTTTCCCTCATAAACGAGGTCTTCGGAAAGGGTTTCAAACTGGCCCATGCGGATCCGCATATATTCCTCCACAGCCAGACCGATGATTCGGAGGGATTCTTCGGAGATTTCAATGCGATACTTCATTTTTCCTCCTTAATGTCAACGTCAATATTCAACGTCGGCACCATTCTCTTAATCACGAATTGATAACCGCTATGATCTATTTTGATGACTGAAACATCTATTAGTTCCGGGCTTATACCATACACAGCACAAATGTGTTGTTTTATCTGTAATTTAAGATGGTCGAAGCCTTTATCGGTTAAGTGATTATTTTCATAATGCCGATTCAGGAATTCATCTTGAATGGAATCGAGAACACGGCGGATTTCGATATTCACGTTACTTCCCACTTTCTTTTTCCTCATATTCGCCGGAAAACACCAACGCCATTGCCTCGCAGATGATTGTCACCTTGACCCGTTCAAGGTTTTCCCATGACAGGTCTTTCGGCCTGTCCTTGCGCTGCCCGGCGGTCTTCTGCATCAGCATCTGACGCAGTTCCATGCAGGCCTCTTTGAGAGCCGGGTAGTTGGCTTTCAGCCCGCCCATCTGCATAAAGCTCCACATGGTATCCAGCATCGGATTTTCCCATGGTTCAGGCTTTACCATCGGCAACCTCCATTTCCTGCACATAGCACCAGCTTTGGGGCGAGCGATAAATAGAGCACCCTTCAATTTTGCAAGTCGGTGGAATCATGTAGTGATAAGACGGTTCATAGTTTTCACAACGCCAATTTCCGCAAACACAATTTGATCTGCCCATTCCAAAAAAGCCAAATCGTGAAAACTCGTCAAGATTTCTTGGCTTATCGTAAATCTTGAGGTCTGAGATGTGCCATCCATACAAGTCTTTCAAGTCTGCATAACTCATCCCGGACTTCCATCCGGCATAGTCTTTGACTTGCGGTACTGTGAGACAGCTTCCAGCAATTGCAGATTCGATATCCTCTTTGACGACGCAGAGCTCTGGGCCGATGCGCCGGATGTCATCACAGGTAAACTCCCCAATAACCATCTGGGTCTTATCACGAACACTATCCGGCAGGTACTTATCACACTTCAAAAATACAGGCTTTCCGTGGTGGATTTCTCCGTCCACCGTTTCTTCGCCATCCTTGAAAATGGTGATGAGGTGCTGCGGAGCTTTTGTGCAGTAGATGTACGCCGTAAACGGCGTTTCCAGCTTCGGGCGGGTCTTGCGCACTTCAACGGTCTTTTCGCCACTGAGAATCTTCTTGCACCAGTCAGGCTGGATACTGATAAGAACAGCCTTGCTCATTTTACCACCTCCGGCGGCTCCAGCAGCGGAGCCCAGAACTTCACAGCACCATAGGGCGTATCTGCCGCTGGGCGGCCATCCTCGATGTACCACTTGCCGTTTTCAATCCAGCCCTTCATGGTGTTCCGGCTTTCGCAGCAAACCCACACAAGTTCGCTCATGATGCAGCAGTGCTTTTCTCCCGCATTCTCCCAGCTTTCATCGTGGACAGGCGGCGGGGTTTTGGCATCGTGCCACGATACGCGGCGAATAAAGTCAACGACCATGCGGGATGCTTCTTTCAGCTTTTGAGCAGCCTGTTCCTTACCCTTGAACCCACCGTAATACTCGACCTCTGCCAGAGCGTCCATGTCGGTTTCCGGGTCGATAAAGCGCAGTGCTTCTTCCAACGTCATTTTAGTTCCTCCTTCTTCAGGCAGATCCACGGATACTCGCTATGCTTGAGGCCATGAATGTACCGCATTCGTGCCTGAATGCAGCGACCATATTCGGAGCAGCCAGTGCAGAATGGCTCCCGGTTGTAGAGCATCTTGGAAACATCCTGATACGGTGGAATATGAGAAGACGGCGTTGTCTGCGCAAACTCCTTGGCGAAGTAGAATTCCACCTCGTCGGCTTCTTCCTTCCGGCTGATCCGCCCGGAAACATCGATTGCGATAAGCGCGATGGACAGCAGCACCGCGATGCCGATGCCGACAGGAATTACAATTGCCCAGTTCATTCTGTGTACCTCCGTGTGTCCTTGTTCCAGCGCAGCGTGATGGGGTTGCCGCACTTGCAGGGCACTGTAAATTCCTGTTCCGCAATGTTGGTCTTGCCCTTGGCGTGGAACTCGCAACAGCTGCATTGGAACTCATACGGCGCAAGGCCACTCTCCAGCGAGATCGTAGCGCCGCAGCGACAGCCGAGGGACATCTGCGGAACGTGGAGGTATGTACCGAACTCCTTGCCGCAGCAGGGGCAGCACAGGCGCAGCAGCCCCCGTGCGCCGGGCTCCGGCGGGTGATTACTCTTTCTCATAGTTGGTTCCTTTCTCGGTCTGAAACCGAATTACTTCCCGGAACAGCAACTCATTGTTGTGTTCCGATTCAGTCATAAAGTTGATGTACTCCCGGAACAGCTGGCGGTCATGCTGCTGCCGGCTGGTTTCGCCCAGCAGGGCACCGATAGCCACGCCCACGGCCAGCAGCGCAATGTTGATGAAGATCTGATCAGGCATTGTCATCACCCAGCACTTTCTCGATGAGGTCAAAGACCATTTCTCGGTCTTCGGTGGTCAGAAAGTCAGCCGCCATGATTTCAAACTTGAGGCGGTCAGCGTATTCTTTCAAATCGCCCATGGTTTACTCCTCTCCCAGATGGGCAAGGATCTCGTTGCCCTTGTCCATCAGTTCATCCCGCCGTTTTTTCTGCTCAGCCTCCAGCTTTTTCATTTCCGCCTGATACTTTTTCAGAGTTCCCGGCCGGAAATTCTTGCTCTGGCCCATGCGGATTTTTGCGGCAATTTTCTTGTGCCGCTGAACGGTCTGGCGCAGTTCGGTGTCCGTGGTCAGAATCTGGTAGCGATGGTGGCAACCGGGGCAGGTGAAATACTGCACCATGTAATCGCCGCTCCATGTACTGCGGATGCCGGCTGTCTGGATGCTGAACGGTGTGCCGCAGCGGTCACACTTTACAAGGTCGGTCATTCGCCATACTCCTTTCTGCACAGCTGGAACGCATTGCAGTGGTCGTCGCAAGTTTTGCAGCACTTGTCGCATTCAGGGTGAGCAGCTTTGCACTTATCGCAGGGTGTGTCCGCTTTGCTGCCGGATCCATACACCGCAAAAAGCTGGTGGGTGCCGTCCTGCAAGGCCTTTTCGTCATCGGCCATTTCATAGCCGAGGGCGGTCAGCAGTTCATAGGTGCTGTCGAGGTCGTCATTTTTGCGGTGAACGAACTTGCTTGCGCCTGTCGGTCCATTCCATTCCGTGCTCCAATAGCCCTCACGACTACCGTCCGTCGCATCGAAGGCAACCGCCAAGAGAATCTTCTCCGGCTCGGTATCGTAAGCGTTGAACATTTTCAGGGCATCTTCCAATTCCGTGTCTTCCCGAATCTGCTCATCCAGACCGATGCCGAGCAGCCGCAACACGTTTTCGTCATCCTCCATGTGCCGATATTCGGTCAGAATCGGGGTGGAATAAGCCAAGATTTCCGGCAGGTGCTTTTTGCACTCTGCGGGAGTCAAGTCCTTCACGAAGTCCCAGCGCAGCTCGTACATGAGCTTCGTAACAGCGGCAAACTGTTCTCTCGCAAGCTGCTCGGTGGCTCTTGCGGCCTCCCTCGCCGAGTTGCTGGCATCCTCGGCTTCCGTATCGCGAGGTTTGTACAGGTCAATCTGATTTTCACTGACCTTATAGACATAAGCGATCTTGTCGGCATCTTCCGGCATGACGACTTCCTTTTTTGTGCCCCACTTTCCGTACGCATTTACATGCTCATGCGTCTGGTAGGAGGCCTGCGAATCTTCCGTAGCGAATTTTTTCAGCTGCTCAACCCATTCGGCCTTTTGGTGCTGCCATTTTTGCTGCTCCAGCGCATCCTGCATGGCCCGGTTGAAGTTCTGCGTACCGATGGTTTCCAATACCCGGTTTCGGGCTTCCAAGTCCTCGATTTTGTCCAGCTGGGCGAAATCGGACAGGGTGGCACCGCGCTTTTCGGCTTTCTTGAAGCTGTCGCGGTTCAGTTCCAGCAGCTTGATGCGCCGCCGGATAGTGGACTGGGAGAACCCCGACTTGTCGGAGATCTGCTCCACTGTCTGCCCGAAGTCCATCATCATCTGGAAGCCCTGCGCCTGTTCGTAGACGGTGAGGTCTGACCGCTGCATATTCTCAATCATCATGGTCTGCATCTGCTCCCGCTCGTCCATCTCCACGATGGCGCAGGGCAGTTCGTACAGTCCTGCCTGCTGCGCTGCTGCTGCCCGGCGGTGGCCGATGATGATGGTGTAGTCCTCACTGGACCACACAGCCTTGGGTGTCCATGCTGCCGCTGCTGCGGCTGCATCCCCGCCCTCGTCAACGCACTTTGCGATGTACTCCCGGCTGTTGAGGTAGTGGCCTGGGATTACGGTCAAGTTCTGGTACACGCCGTTTTCCTTGATGCTGGCGGCAAGTTCGGACAGGTCGCCCAGTTCCTTGCGGGGGTTATCGGGGTGAGGGTACAGCTGCCGGATAGGGATGTAAGTAATGTCTGCCATAGGGATACTCCTTTCTTATTTCGGGTTAGAAAAACGTGAGCTGCCCGGTTTTGGTTTCGTTAAGAGGCTCGTTTTCCGGGGCTTTAGGCTCATTTTTGATAGATTTTTGCAAATTTGCTGGTTTAATATCGGTTTTTTCGATTTTTGCAGGTTCGCCTTTCGGTTCAAACAGCAGGTTCATCTGCGCTATCTGGCGGCGCATATACCACACATCGGTTGAGAAAAGCGGCATATACCAGATGCGGTTTTGTGGTCCTGCGGGCAGCAATCCGCGGCTGTCGTAGGCCGTTGCCGGGTTCACGAGTGTGTCACCGATGACTACATATCCAGCGCAGCCCATGAAGCTGCACTGGATGTAGCACATCAGCCCAACGATGAAGTCAATGTCTTGGGCTATGACAAGGACTTTGTTGTGGTAGCAGATATTCCGTCTTTTGCAGACGTTCAAAAAGGCAAGCAGCGTGGCCCCAGCACCACAGGCCGGGTCAGATACCGAGATGAATCCCTCCATGTCCGGGTGCAGCTTCGGGTCGAACGTAATCTCGGCCATGCAGCGGCACACATCGTAGGGAGTGAAGAACTGCCCGGCGTGGTCGTTGCCCAACTCGCACATCATGTACAGCGAACCGAGGAAGTCTTGGTCAGGATTCTGCTCCATGCCCATGATTACCTCAGCCAGCATTTCAACCATGCCATCCCGCTCCTTGGCGGAGTATTTGGAAACGATGGTCTGATACATCTTAGTGCGCTCTGGGGCATTTGCCTTGTCCGTGCTGTTCGAGATCTCGATGGCCGTCAGGGTGACGAAGTCCTCCCAAATCTCCCAGCGGCTGTGCTTTCCAGTCAGGCTATTGAAGATTTTGAGGAAGTTCTTCTGGTGGTCATCCCGGATGCTGCGGGTCACTGCTGCCTTTGCCATAGGTTACTCCTCCTCGCTGTCAGCAGCGGCGATGGTGTAGTGGCCGTTGGAGAACTCAATCACACCAGCGGATTCCATATCATCCAGCAGCGCAATGGCCTTTTCTGCGGTCACGCCCATCTGCTGCTCCAACATGGCCTGCGTAACGCCGCC